GGCTTTGCAGGGGATTCACAGTGAGAATGTGATGCTGGTGGCCGATGAGGCCAGTGGTGTGCCGGAGCAAGTGTTCGAGGCTGCGGCTGGCTCGATGTCTGGCCACAATGCGGTGACATTGCTTTTGGGTAATCCGGTGAGGTCTAGTGGGTTTTTCTATGACACGCATACGCGCCTGGCTGATGAGTGGACCACGTTTCAAGTGTCATGCATGGACAGTCCAAGGGTCTCCAAAGAGTACATCGATGAGATGGCCATGCGGTATGGGGAGGATAGCAACGTCTACCGGATCAGGGTGGTGGGTGAGTTTCCCAAGGGCGATGATGACACTGTGATTGCCATGGACTTGCTGGAAAGTGCATTGAATCGGGATGTCGCGCCAAGTGAGTATGCGCCCATGATCTGGGGCTTGGATGTGGCGCGGTTTGGATCGGACCGGTCAGCATTATGCAAGCGCCAGGGGAATGCGGTGACTGAGGCTATTCGGACATGGAAGAATTTGGACTTGATGCAATTGACTGGTGCGGTGGTGGCCGAGTACCAGGCGCTGCCACCAAGCCAGCAGCCAAAAGAGATACTGGTCGATTCAATTGGATTAGGCGCTGGGGTGGTGGACCGGCTGCGGGAGCTGGGACTGCCGGTCAGAGGGATCAATGTGAGTGAATCACCCGCGATGGGTGGGACTTACAGGAACTTGAAAGCAGAGCTTTGGTACAAAGCAAGGGCTTGGCTTGAGGCGCGGGACTGCAAGATGCCAAAGGATGAGGTGCTGATTGCTGAACTGGCCACAGTGCGGTACTCATTCACCAGCAATGGGAAAATTGCGATTGAGGGGAAAGACGAGATAAAGAGACGGGGTTTGCCAAGCCCTGACAAGGCAGATGCCTTTGTCCTGACGTTTGCGTCTGATGCGGTGATGGGGATGTACGGGTCAGCAGGCGGCAATAAGTGGAGCCAACCCCTGCGCAGAAACTTGTCGCGGGTTGCATAATTCGGGTATTGACAAACCAATGGGGGAAACCTATGAAGGCAATGAGTAAAGCGCAAAAGAAAGTTGGCTCTGTGATGAAAGAGTTTGGCTCTGGCAAGCTGCACAGCGGCAAGGGTGGCCCAGTGGTCAAGAATCCCAAACAGGCAATTGCCATTGCCATGTCTGAGGCGAAGATGCCTATGCGCGGTCAGCGCACAGCAAAGAACAAGGCGAAAAAATAATGGCTACTTTAAAACGCACCATGAGCCAGGTCATGGACAAAGACATGGAAGAGGGCGAGGACATGGAAAGTGGCGAGAACTGCCCCATGCCAACGCAAGACATTACGCTCAACCTAAAGAACCGAGCCAAGGCAATCACCAGCGCGGCCTATGGTCCTGAGAATCCCAAACTGCCAAACGAGGCTTTTTGGCGCAAGAAGGCTGACCAGTGGGATGTCAGCATGGATGACGCAAAGCAAAGCCTATGCGGTAACTGCGCGGCATTCAATGTGTCTGACAACATTAAACAGTGCATTGCCCAGGGTATTGGCATGGAAGCCGACCCATGGGGAACGATCAAGTTGGCCGATCTGGGTTACTGCGAAATCTTTGACTTCAAATGTGCAGCCAGCAGAACGTGTGATGCATGGGTGGTCGGTGGCCCGAATACGGGTGAGCAAGAGGGTGAAGAGGACTATGAAGAGGGAGAAGAGGAATGAAAGGTTTGTATGAAAATATTCATCGAAAACGCGAAAGAATTGCTGCTGGCAGCAAAGAGAAAATGCGCAAGCCTGGGGCAAAGGGCGCTCCAAGCTCTGCTGACTTTAAAGCAGCGGCTAAAACCGCCAAGCCAGTGAAAAAGAAATGAAGACCCCAGCTTGGCAGCGTAAAGAGGGCAAAAGCCCATCTGGCGGGTTAAACGCCAAGGGCCGAGCCAGTGCGAAGGCAGCTGGCATGGACCTCAAAGCGCCAGTCAAATCAGGCGACAATCCAAGGCGCGCATCATTCTTGGCGCGAATGGGCAATATGCCTGGGCCTGAGATGAAGGCCGGTGAGCCAACCAGGCTGCTGCTGTCACTCAAGGCATGGGGCGCAAGCTCCAAGGCCGATGCCAAAGCCAAGGCGGCTGCGATCAGTGCCAGGAATAAGGCAAAGAAATGATTTGTCCGATTGTCATTGCCACTGTCAGGGGCCACGGGTTGTCCGTGCTGCTGGAGTCCATCAAGCAATACGCGCCAGAGTGTCCGGTCTATCTCAGAGGCCCAAAGTCGGTGATTGACAATTACCAAGCTGACTACAAAATCTATGGCCAGCCAAGAAACTTTGGCGATGATTACAACGAGGTGATCACGGCAGCGCTCAAAGACTGGTCATCATGCATTGTGGCCAATGATGACATTGTGCTGACACCCACCAGCGTGAAAGTGCTGATGGAGGATGTGGCCATTGTCAGGACCATGAACAGTTACAAAGCTGGGTGGGTGGCGGCAAGGTGTGACGCTGCCAGACCTTGTCAGAATGTGCGGGTTACTGACCAGCCTGAGAGTCTGAACTTCTACAAATTCCCCTCTGAGTCCCACATCAAACTGGCCCAAGAGATCAGCCCAATATTTGCATGGATATCAAGCGATGCATTTGAAGAGGCAAAGTTTCCCCCTCTGAATTGGTACAGTGACGATGTGCATTGTATGGACTTGGTGCAAAAAGGCTATGGCCACTATGTCAGCGCCAGCTATGTCCACCACATTGGCAGCAACACCATTGGCATGAATGCACAAAAACTGCATGAGGATGCACTGCCATGGCTCAGAGAGAACAGGCCAGAATATGCGAGTGCCTGGTTTGATTCTTAATCTAGGGTCCGGCAAGGACTGGAATGCTGAGTATTTGAATGCAGATATTCAAGCCAGCAAGAATCCTGACTGGCTGGTCGACATCAGCAAGGTCAAGTGGGGCGATACGCTAAAGACTAGGTTTGGGCAGCTGGAGATCGTGCCAGGTATGTTTGAAACTATTCTGGCAAATGATGTGCTGGAACACATCCACGATCTGGTCGATGCCATGACCAACTGCAAAGAGCTTTTAAGGGTGGGCGGTGAGATGCGCATCCATGTGCCTTATGATTTGAGCCTTGGCGCTTGGCAGGACCCGACCCATGTCAGGGCATTCAATGAGAACTCTTGGCGGTATTACACCGATTGGCACTGGTACTTGGGGTGGCCAGATCGGTTTGAGTTGACAACACTGGAAATGCGTCTCTCAAAGGTGGGAGAAGCACTAGAATTGCCACAAGACGAAATTATCCGCACGCCAAGGGCTGTGGACTCCATGTATGTGGTTCTTACAAAGGTCAAGCCATGATTGAAAATATCACCGAAAATTTATCCACCGACATTGCAGCCACCGAGCCAATGGATGACATGGAGCTGCAAGCGATCATTACGCAAGACCTGACCGATGCGGTGAGCTATGTGGACAGTGATCTGTCACCCACACGCGCCAAGGGGACTGAATACTATCGCGGTGATTTATTCGGCAATGAGGTCGAAGGCAACAGCAAAGTGGTGGCCATGGAGGTGCGGGACACTGTCTCGGCCATGCTGCCAAGCCTGATGCGCGTTTTCTTTAGTTCTGAAAATGTTGTCGAGTTCACGCCCAAGGGACCCGAAGACACCAAGATGGCCCAGCAGGCCACCGACTATTGCAACCACATTTTCCAAAACGACAATTCTGGGTTCTTAACGGCCTATGCAATTTTCAAGGATTCTTTGGTACGCAAATGCGGCATTGCCAAATTCTGGTGGGAAGACGAAGAGAAGGTCAGAATCGAAGAGTACACCGGCCTCGATGACCAGACCTTAGAAATGCTCATGCAAGAGCCTGGTGGTGAGGTCAAGATTATTACGTCTTACCCAGACCCTGCCATTGACGAGATGCAGATCAGCACTGTGGACCCGATGACTGGCCAGCCGGTGATGGCTCCACCAGCCATGGTCCATGATGTGCAGATCAAGCGCATCACAAAGGATGGCCGGATCAGGATCATGGCCGTGCCACCAGAGGAATTATTGCTAGACAGACGCGCCAGATCATTTGACGATTCGACCATCATTGCCCACCGGCAAATGGCCACCATGGCTGACTTGCTCGCCATGGGCTATGACCAGGATGAGATCGAAGAGAATATGTCATCGACTGACTTGGACAGCAATGACGAGTATTTAGCGCGTCAGCCACTGTCCACGACATTTGGCACAAATGACGCTGCCAACCCGATGATGCGCAGAGTGCTATACATCGAGGCTTATTCCCGTGTGGACTTTGATGGCGATGGCATTGCAGAGCTGCGCAAGGTCTGCTGCATGGGTGGTGGATATAAGGTGGTGCGCAATCTGCCGGCCAGCTACATTCCCTTTGCTGACTTTCCCTGTGACCCAGAGCCACACACAAGCCCCCTTGAGGCTATGTCAATTTTTGACATTACCCGTGACTTGCAAGAGATCAAGTCGGAAATACTCCGCAACACATTGGACAGTCTGGCCCAGAGCATTCACCCACGCACAGCGGTAGTCGAAGGCCAAGTCAACATCGATGATGTCTTGAACAATGAGACCGGTGCAATCATTCGCATGAGAGCGCCTGGCATGGTCCAGCCTTTGACGACTCCATTTGT